ATCGGCTAGGCATTAGCTTTAAGCGCGAGATTATTTATAAATTAGAAAAGCCTAAGAACGAGAATGCTAACCCTTTAGAAAAGCGTCCGTTTAGGTTCTTCAGCAACATACCTAAACCTACCATTATGCCGCGTTATGAGCAGCCAGAAGCCGCTCGGACGCCGTTCGGTAAGCCGCGCTCGTTAGTCAATTTGGAAGAGCATCATTGCCGCTGGCCTTGCTTTGAAAGCCCAAAGAGTGGGCGGCAAATGTTTTGCTGCGCCGACAGAATGGCTGGCAAGCCTTACTGCGTTGAGCATCAAGCACTCGTTTACGTGAAGAAATACTATGCGGAGGCTGTAGTCTGATGGCTGAGCAGAATTTCGCTTACGTCCCGCATCATAAGCAGAAAGAGTTTGAGGCTCTTGGCTGGGTATTCGATACAGACCTTGGCTATCCGCACGCTGCTTATGCTTCGTATTACAGATGGCCAGCTGAGCTTGGCGAGGCCAGGTATCCCATAAACGACCCTTCTGAAATCAACGTTGAAGATTACCAAATGGGTGGCGCATGAGCCGAGCCTGGATGCCGATGTATTGGGCTGACTTTATCGCTGATACTGGACATTTAAACGCCGCTGAAAGTGGCGCTTATCTGATGTTAATCGGACACTATTGGTCTAAAGGCAGCTTACCAAATGACGACCAGAAGTTAGCAAGAATATCCCGTATGACACCAGATGAGTGGGCATCTGCGAAGCCAACAATTAGTGAATTTTTTCAACCAGGATGGCGCCACAAACGGATTGACGCTGAGTTTTTAAGGGCAGCAGACAAGTCAGCCAAAGCATCTGCGTCTGCAAATAAAAGGTGGATGCAAACGCATAGCGAAGGCATATGCGAACGCAATGCAAATGCAATGCTTCCACAATCACAATCACATATATTAGATACTATCGTATCTAATAATAAGCACTCGCCTTCGGCTATTGAGATTTTGCAAGAGGCTTTAAGCGAAGCGACAGCAAAAGATTTAATCGCTCATCGCCTAGCCAAAAAATCCAAACTCACCCCGCGCGCTGCCAGAGAACTGGTTCGGCAATTCATCGCATTTGGTGAACCAGAAAAAGCGGCATCCGAGATGATGCTGCGTGGCTGGACGGGTTTCAAAGCTGATTGGATGGATACTTACCAGAACTCTGCGCCTTCATCGAACGGTAAAGGCGGCATGGCATCGTTACTCGCTAAATCGATGGGACTAAAAAATGGACGAGAAAGCTCAAGCGTTACTCAAGCTGTTCATGTGCTTCCCATCGACAACGGGGCTAAGCGAGGAAACGAGCGCGATGATGGTGGCCAGTTATCTGGAAACATTATCGACCTTCAGCCTAGATACATTGGCTAAATCTTGTGACACGTTTAAACGGCGGTCAACGAGATTTGCGCCATCGGTTGGCGAGATTTACGAGCGCTGTGCCGAATTTAGAGACAAAGAGGTTAAACAGAACAGGTTGCTAATTTCTGGTCAGCCGAGAAGGCAAGAGCCTACAGCTGAAGAACGCGAACGCATGGTTAAGCGGTTTGAGGCTTTAAAAGCTGAATTGGCATCTAACAAATCCGAATTATACGCTGATCCAAATCCACGAAGCGCCAGAGACGAGGCGCGTAAAGCTCAAAAGTGGCTAGAAAGCTATAAGGGCGTCCCAGAGGATGGGAGAGGAAAGATACAAATTCCGATTAGCGACAAGCTGATGGCTTATTTTGACCGGGTATTTGCGATTGAAGGCTTTTCAGAATGAGCCGTAAGAAATCAATTTCCCTCGCTCAGCAATATCCGCAAGCTGTCTTGGCGGTCGATGATGTTGATGACCCTTACGAGAAGGGCGTTAAGCTCCGCGTTGTTCGCAACGTCAAGGAACATCCAATTTCCATGTTGCATCACCTTAACCGCCTTGATGATGCTCAGCGCTTCGCCGCAATGGAATTTTGCAAGCGTTTTGAGCAAGCAGGAATTGGTCAGCAACGAGCCATAGACTACTCCAGAGTAAGAGTTGATGGTGGTATGGCCGCAGAACCGCTCTCAGAACGAGTCCAAGAGTCCGTGGAGTGGCTTAATCAATGTTCGCGCTATGTAGGTAGCCGAGCATGGCCAATTCTTATCAGCGTGGCTGGTGAGGGCAGGGGATTAAATGAGGTAGCAAACCTACACTACAGCGCTGGATGTCCAAAAGGCAGAGCGGGTGACGGATACATTCTAGCACTGCTCAAAGTTGGATTAGATGCGGTGTTAGATTTCCAGAATTGGGGCGGCAACAAATGGAAGCGCGGATGACTAAAATCAATCAAGGTGATTGGTGGTTGTTTGGGCCAGAGATTTCGCAGTTGATTGAAGCTGTGCGGAAAGACGAGCGGGAAAAGGCTGCTCAGATTGTTGAGCAATGGCCGGTTGATGCACATCACATCGTTCAGAAGGAACGCCTGAAAGAACGACGTTCGGCTATAGCTGCAGCTATTAGGGATAATAAAGATGGAAAGTAATCGACTTATTGACCTTGTGTATCTACGCGCATTGAATGACCGTCATGTGTCTGAAGCAGCCGACACTATTGAGCTTTTACAGCGCGAATTAAAGTGTTCAAAAGAAATGTGGGAACAGCAACAGGAACTGGCCTTGGAATATTTGGCTGACATAGAAAAGGCTAATGAGCGGGTTGCGGAGCTAGAGCAAGAAATAGATGATTACGAAACTACATACAAAGGTTCGGTTGTTGAAGCGCAAGCAAAGCGGATTGCAGAATTAGAGAAAGAAATAGATTGCTGGCACGAAGCCGCTAATTGGCCTGGGAAATCGCCACTACAATTACGCGCACGTATTGCTGAACTAGAAGCGGCGTTAAAACCGTTTGCAGAAGCCAATACGCCAGAAGATATGATTTACATCATTACACTGGGCGAACTACGCCAAGCCCGTAAGGTATTGGGAGATAAGGAATGGGAGACAGTAGCAAACTTATTCGCCAATTAAGGGATGGCGAGTTTGGTGGATGGGTAGGCAGCGAAGCCGCCGACGCTATTGAGGCGCAAGCAAAGCGGATTGCTGAACTAGAAGCGGCGCTAAAACCGTTTGCTGATGACGCTGACTGCTATGACCATCTTACAGGCGACGAGTTAGTTCCGGTGACGGTTTGGGATATACGCGCCGCCCGTAAGGTATTGGGAGAGAAGGAATGACTGAGCAAAAATCAATTGGTGGTGATAATGTTTATGCCGTAACCAAATGGCCGGACAATCGGTATGAAGTAACGTGCAAAAAAGAACTTGGAGAGTGGACAGTCAGGATTAGTGGCAACTATGTTCAATCGTTTCCGCCAAAGTTCCCATTTTACAATGATGATAAACCGGCCAGAGAAGCCGCCGAATTGGCTCTTAGGTTACGAGATATATTAGATAGGCACTGACGCGCCGCCCGTAAGGTATTGGAGGGCAAATGACTAAGTATGAACAAGGCTGGCGAGATGCTTTTGATGTGATTGCAGATTACCTTGAGGCTGAGGTCTGTATCGTGACAGCTGAAATGATACGCCGCATGAAAGATGAAAAATGGCGGTTTCCAAAAGATGATAAGCAGGCTACAGATTGATTTAAGTAACGATAAACGGATTAAATTTTACTAGCGCAGGGGTATGTAATGAAAAAGTTAGCAGTTCTATTCACACTGATAGCGATGCCAGCGCAAGCTGAGACGCAGTTCTTTTATGGCTCTCAAGGTCAAGACATTGGCTCATCCCAATCAGCCGGAACGAGCAAGTTCTATTACGATGCCAGTGGTAACAACGTGGCTACAAGTCTGAAGGCTGGTAATACGACCTACTATTACGGGGCTGATGGTTCCAACATTGGTAGCTCCATGTCAGTTGGTGGTAATAGAGATTAAACACCCATTGCACCAGCCGCCGAATTGATGGATAAATGCTAGTCGCGCTAAGTGCGCGATGACTACTCCTGCATTCTTTGACTTACCCGCTGTGAGAAATCCGGCGGGTTTTTTTTCGGCGCTAATATCCCGATGAGCAGTTTAAACATGACGCCAGACGACCTTGAGCAACTCAGAGATGAGGGCAAGGATATCCTGACGTTTGTAATGCAGAGCCAGGACTGTAGTTTCCCAGAAGCAGTGGAACAGGTAACTGCCTGGTTGATTGCCGAGATACTCGGTGTCGATATTGAGAAGCTGACGCTGCACTGATGACTGAGGAAAATTTTTCCGGCCCGAATAAATCTACTGCTAAGCCAAAGGCCAGTAAGAGGGCTACGGGCAAGACTGTCAGTAAGGCTAAGACACAGGTAGCAGCTAAGCAACCAGCTAAGATGGGAAGACCATCGTTATACTCGGAAGAGATGGCTCATAAGGTGTGTGAGCATCTGATACAGGGTAAGCCATTAACACCAGATAGAACTAGGAAATCTGGGCTTCCTAATCCAAGCACGATATTTAGATGGATTGAGGAGAGAGAAGACTTTCGCGAGAAATACGTGCGTGCGCGCGAGTTCCAGGCTTATGTTTACGCTGACCAGACAATCGACATAGCGGATACGGAAGAAGACGCAGCTAGGGCTCGTAACCGTATTGAGATACGCAAGTGGCATGCTGCAAAGATGGCTCCAAAGACCTACGGAGACCTACAGCGCGTTGAAGTGACAGCTGACATAGGTGCTACTGCTGCTGCTGTATTGATGGACTTGACGGCTCGAGCAAAAGCTAAGCAAGAGCACAACGTCATTGACGTAACACCACAACGGTTTGCAGATACGCTGCCACCTAAGTGATATCAATGTGTTACAACTAAATGCATATGATTAGTGCATATAGTTGAGTGATTTTGCCAGGAAATTCGCGGGTCGAGACCCCCCCTATGGCCGACCACCCTTGGGGGCGGTTGTAGAAACACACCCTCACTCTCTCCGAAAAATATAAAAATTTTCAGCTAATTAGAAGCTAGGTTTCAGATGAAAATTAATAACCGTCCTCCTGGTTTATTGAGTGATAAGCCGGTTGTTCGCACGCAGGGATTGTTAGGCTCTGCCCCTTATGGCGCGATTATAGACGGGGACAGAATAATTATTGGGTCATCGCATGGAGGCCCGATAGATTTGCCGGATGATGTCCGTCGCAAGGTTCAAGATGTAGCCAAGCGTTATGGGGCTTATTATGAAGGCGATGGCAAGGATGTGAAGGCTACGGCTGGTTTATTGGGTTCGGGTGATTATCGTGGTTCTTGGGACGACCAGGTTGCTCAATCTGTGAAGGGTTATCCAGAAGAGTTTTTATCTGGGTTATTTAGCAATGTTGAGGCGAATGGTTATCCAAAGCTATTTGCTGACCCAGAAAGTTCGATTTTTGATAGTATTATTAAAAACCAAGCTAAGGCTAAGTATTTTAAGGACAGGAATTTTGACGCTGACACGTTACAAAAGTTTTTAGGTGGCGGTTCTCAGGGGGATGTAAATTTCCTTGAATTAGCTAAGCAGCCAGCAACGCCGGAAAATTTGCATAAGTTTTTCACAACTGGCGAAAGTTTGATGTGGCCGGATAATTGGCAGGAATACCCTAATAAGCTTGGGCAATATGCGAAGCGTTTTGAAGATACAAGAAACCAAACTCTTTTGAATGCCAAGCCTGGTGTTTATTTTGCTGGCGCTGGCCATTTACCAGAGCTAACCCAAATGAACCCGCGCCTTAATATGATAGGCGGCGAAAGGGCGAATGACTGACTTAGCAACCATCTACGCTGAGTTTGTAGCGGCGTATCGTGATGAGCCGGTTTTATTTGTTACCGAGGTTTTGGGTGCTGACCCATTGCCCTGGCAACGTGAGTTTTTGACGTATGCTGCTAAGGGCGAAAGGCGCATATCGGTTCGCGCTGGTCACGGCGTTGGTAAGTCTACAGCCTGCGCCTGGTTGCTATTGTGGCATATGTTTACTCGCCTACCCCAGAAGTCAGTCTGCACAGCCCCGACTGCTGGTCAGTTATTTGATGCATTATTTTCTGAGGTGAAGCACTGGGCGAATAAATTACCCGCCCCATTGCGAGATACGATTGAGATATTCAGTGATAGAATTGTGCAGAAGGGCGCTCCAGAGAGTAGCTTTATCTCTGCAAGGACTAGCTCGGCTGAAAGGCCGGAAGCGCTTGCTGGTGTCCACGCCGAGAATGTTTTGCTCATCTGTGACGAGGCCAGCGCTATACCCGAGACAGTTTTCGAAAGTGCCGCCGGTTCGATGTCTGGGCATTCCGCGACGACCGTATTGATAGGCAATCCGACAAGAAATACTGGATTATTTTTCAAGACCCATCACCAGTTGTCTTCTGATTGGAAGACGATGCATGTGAGTTGTTTAGATAACCGTTTAGTCGCTACGGACTTTATTAATCAGATTAAGTCTACTTACGGCGAAGGGTCGAATGCTTTTCGTGTCCGTGTCCTTGGTGAGTTTGCACTAAGAGACGACGATAGTTTAATTGCCGCCGATTTAGTTGATAGTGCTATGTCGCGGGATGTTGTTATTAATACTGCCGAGCCGATAGTTTACGGCATTGACGTAGCCAGGTTTGGTTCAGATAGGACTGTTATCTGTAAAAGGCAGGGCAATGTAGTTCTCGGTTTCCGGCATTGGTCTGGCGAAGACCTAATGGGAACGGTTGGCCGCATCGTGCATGAGGCTGGATTAGATAAGCCTACAGAGATTATGGTTGATAGCATTGGCCTCGGTGGCGGTGTAGCTGATAGGCTACGTGAGCTTGGCCATAATGTTCGGGATGTTAATGTTTCTGAGAGTGTCGCTTTAAACCAGCAAGCTGCTCGGTTGCGTGATGAGTTATGGTTATCTGCTAAAGAATGGCTGGAAACTAGAGCGGTTCGTCTTCCTAAAGACGATGATATCCGCGCCGAGCTAATTGGCCCGACATATTCATTTACAAGTAACGGTAAGATTAAAGTGGAGGGCAAGTCTGAGATGAAGCGCAGAGGACTGCGTAGTCCCGACCTCGCGGACGCACTTTGCTTGACATTTTCCGGTCAGGGGGCGCTCGTCGGTGGTCGTGCATTAAAGTGGACGCCGGGGAAACCCCTATTGCGGCGCGTATCCATCTGCTGATACCTTCTGCCTAACAATGGCGGAGGATGGATGATGGTAAAGTATTACGTTCAATCAACTGGTCGGTATCTGGCCTCACGTGAAAAGATAAACGGCGAGCGGCTATTGCATCGCCAAGTCTGGGTAAAACACAACGGTAAGATACCGAAAGGTTACGACATTCATCACATAGATGATGATTGGACGAACAACGACATATCAAATTTAGAAGTCATATTAAAAAAATATCACGCAAGAGAGCATCTTGTTAAGCGCCTGAACAATCCAGAGCAGCGTAAGATACTGGATGCGGGCCTAGAAAAAGCCAGAGAGGCTGCAAAAGATTGGCACTCAAGCCCGGAAGGAATTGAGTGGCACAAGAAAAACGGCATTGCCGCATGGTCGTCTAGGCAGCCATCAAAGGTGAAATGCCAAAAATGCGGCGGTGAATTTGAGACCTACTGGCCGGAAAAGGCTAAATATTGCTCAAAATCATGCTCGATGAGCGTTTATTTCAAAACATACAGCACAGACAAAAGAACGTGTGCTTACTGCGGCAAGGAGTTTCTTGCCAACAGACACAGAACCACGGCTTGCTGCTCGCGATCATGCGCGAACAAGAAAAGAGCCGCTGAAATGGCTTAAAGGATACTGAATGGCCCGTCGCAGACGCCGCCGTATGCAGTCTGAAATGATTGTATCGGACGATATCGCTATGTCTAATATTCCGGCTAACCCTGCCGATGAAGATTACGCGGAAGATATGTCTGAAGGTGGGTATGAGGATGACGCCGAGGAAGATGCTGAATTAGAACAGCGTGAGCCGATGAGCGAGGAAGAATATCAATCTCGCATTATGACGGCTGTTCAGTCGGCTGAAGATTATATTGATACCTTTATTACCCCTCAACGTGTGCAAGCCGCTGAGTATTATCGTGGCGCACCTTTTGGTGATGAGGAAGATGGCCGGTCTCAGATAGTATTGTCTGAGGTTCGGGACACTATTCAATCAATCCTGCCGAGCTTGATGCGTATCTTTACGTCGGGCGACAAGGTAGTTGAATACATGCCTCGTAGAGCCGAGGACGTAGCAACATCTGACCAAGCGTCTGATGCGGTTAATTTTATCTTCCAAGAGATGAACCCAGGGTTTCAAATTCTATATAGCGCATTTAAAGATGCGTTATTAAAAAAGACAGGTATCGTCACTTGGTGGGCTGAGAATGACGATAAGGTTGTTGAGAAATGTTTCTCCGGCCTGTTGGAAGATGAAGTCTTACTTTTTAGACAGCAAAATCCAGGCGCTGAATTTACCTCTATTTATCCAGAGCCCCAGGCATCTCCGTTAGACCCAGTGACGTATAAAATTTACGTCCGAATGGTTGATAGGCAGAAAAAGTATCGTGTTCGTGCTTTACCGCCAGAGTGTTTTATTGTTGACCGTAGAGCAAGAGACTTAGACCAGCATTTTGATATTTGCGGGTATAGAGATTTAGTTCCTGTCTCAGACCTTGTTGAGATGGGTTATGACCTCGATGATATTTTAGAACACGGTCAGCCTGGAGATGATAATCTCTGGATTGCTCAAATGGAAGAGCAAGAGAGAAATAACGGCTCACAGTATCCAGACCCGAATAATGACGAAGCACGTTTACGGGTAAAGTTCGCTAAGCTCTATATGCGGATTGATAAAGACGGCGACGGTATTGCTGAATTAAGATGCATTCATACCATTGGCTCGACGTGCTACGTTTTAAAAGACGAAGTTGTTGACCATGTGCCGATTGCTATTTTCTGCCCAGACCCAGAGCCGCATACGATATTTGGCCATTCCATTGCAGACATAACAATGGATTTGCAGAGAATTAAAAGCCACGTTTTAAGAGCTACGTTAGATAGTTTAGCTCAATCAATTTTCCCTCGGACTGTTGTTGTTGAGGGTCAGGTTAATATCGACGATGTTTTAAATAAAGAAGTCGGCGCAATCGTTAGAGCCAGACAAATTGGCGCAGTGCAAGATATGTCCACTCCTTTTGTTGGACAGTCTGCAATGCCGATTATTAACTATTTAGATGAAGTAAAAGCTCAAAGAACTGGTGTTACACCAGCAAGCCAAGGACTAGATGCCGAGCTTCTACAATCTACCACAAAAGCCGCCGTTACGGCTCAGATAAGCGCAGCCCAAGAAAGAACCGAGTTGATTGC